CACGGTTCGCCACATCTGCATCTCAAAAAATAAGTTGAATGGTTGGCATGGTATGATAACATCACACATAGATGTTCACAGAGGAGTGTATTACTAATGTTGTTAGATTGGCCTATTATGGAGGTATATACTGAAGAGTCTATACCTGCGTTGAAAAAGAAACAGCGAGAAGAAACCAAAAAGGCAAAAGAGTATGAGAAGACAAATTACGATTTAAAAAATCCTCATCAAGATGCCGCCTTTAGGTTGAAGAAGGCAGTAGGCTTACTTGAGCATGGCTTACATGTTGAGGACTATTCTCCCGGACAGGTTTTGGTAAATAAAAAGTTTGTTGTAAGCTTGTCCAATAATAAGTGGCGAATCGTAGGAAAACAGACTTGGTATGACCACAAGCATGACTTAACTCACTTTGTTTGTAATTATATACTGAAAGAAGATTTTAAGAAACCTCCGACTCCGGAACAAGAACTAGATTACTTTCAGGCGAAGTTGAAAGAACTATTCAGTAAAAAGCCGGACTGGCTTATGGAAGAGATAAGAAAGGCGGTACAGGATGAAAATCCTAACCTTTGATATCGAAACTACCCATCGTGAGAAAGCGAACGGGGCTACGACACCCCTTCCCTACTTCGGAAACTCTATGGTTTCGAACGGATATAAATGGCTTGGCGAACCCCACGTTCACTACCACTGCTACTATCACAGTGTCAAACAGCCTCACGACTTTGCGTTCGAACTTTTCCAAGATGCTCTCGACAAAGCCGACGTTGTCGTAGGACAGAACATCAAGTTCGACTTGTCGTGGATACGCGAGTGCGGATTTAAGTATGATGGGCATGTCTATGATACGATGGTGGCGGAGTATCTCTTGTCACGTTCGCGGCGTTGGCCTCTCAGCCTCGAAGCTCTCGCTGAGAAATACAGTGACATACCCAAAGAGAAAGACCTTATCACCCCCTACTTCAAGGAAGGTAAGACCTTCTACGATATCCCTTGGGACATCATCGAAACTTATGGAAAGGCGGATGTGCTTGCCACAGAGCAAGTAGCCATTCGTCAACTCGAAGCCTTCGGCACAACATTTGAGGAACTATTCAATGAACAACAAAGCACTCTTGCCCACCTTGCGTCTGTCGCTTGAGGTGACCAACGTCCTTTCTGAAATAGAAAGAGCCGGAATTAAGATAAACAAACAAACCCTAGATGACATACGCCGAGAGTACGAAGCAGAACTCTTGAGTCTCGAACGCCGTCTTGGTGAACTAGCCGCGAACGCGATGGGGGATACCCCTGTAAATCTCGACAGTCCGGATGACCGCTCTAAGCTGTTCTATTCTTGTGAGGTCAAGGACAAGAGGTTGTGGGCGGCTACCTTCAATCTGGGGCATGAGGTTCGCGGCGCGACACGCAAGCCGAAACAACGAACTCGCATGAAGAAGGCAGATTTCAAACGGGCTGTCCTCAATCAGACTACCCTTCTCTATAAGACTACGGGTAGCCAGTGTACCTTCTGTAAGGGAAAGGGAAGATATACGCCCCTGCGTAAGGACGGGTCTGTGGGTAAAGCGGTTCGCATCTGTCGTGATTGCAACGGTTCGGGGGTTCGTTACGAATCGACGGGGGAGATTGCAGGGTTCAAGCTGATACCCCGCGACCCGTACGATGTCGCCGCCGCCGGATTTAAGACCGATAAGGACACCCTAGAAAGTATGTTCACGTCCTTGCGTGGGGATGCGCGAGAGTTCGCAGAGGCTTACATCAGGTATAGTGCTGTTCGAACTTATCTGCGTTCCTTTGTCGAAGGGATGGAAACGAACATGGACGCGAACGGTTTCATCCACACCGAATATATGCAGTGCGTGACTGCGACAGGACGTTTGTCTTCCCGTAACCCAAACTTCCAGAACATGCCAAGGGGTTCTACATTCATTATTCGTAGGGCGGTGGAGAGCAGGTTCGAGGGAGGTTCGATTCTTGAAGGGGACTACTCGCAGTTGGAGTTTAGGGTTGCAGGGTTTCTTGCAGAGGATGAGGGCATCACTTTGGATGTCGAAGCAGGAACGGACGTACACAGCTACACAGCAAGCGTTATAGGCTGTACTAGGCAGGAAGCCAAGGCACATACCTTTAAGCCGCTGTATGGCGGTGTGAGCGGCACTGAAGACCAACAGAGATACTACCGTGCCTTCAAGACTAAGTATAGTGGCGTGACGGAGTGGCACGACAAGCTTCAGAAGGATGCGGTGACCAAAGGATATATCACCTTACCATCAGGCAGACAGTATGCGTTTCCGGGAACACGGTGGACTGAGTGGGGTACGGCAACTAATCGAACTGCCATCTGCAACTATCCCGTTCAAGGATTTGCCACGGCTGACCTCTTGCCTATCGCTCTTGTTAGCCTCCACAACAAAGTTCGCGAACTAGGTTTGAAATCTGTGATATGCAACACGGTTCACGATTCTATCGTCATGGATGTTTTTCCGGGCGAAGAACAACGATGTATTGACGCGATGTCCCTGAGTATGTTATCTATTCCTGAAGAGACAGAAAGTCGATACAACGTACGTTACAACATGCCAGTAGGTATCGAATTAAAAATGGGAAAAAACTGGCTTGACCTCGAAGAGGTTTTGGTTGTATAATACCTTTACCGCAACTACCCAGCTATGGAGATTGATATGGGTACAGAACTTGTAAATGTAAATGAAGAACACAACAACATCCTTGCAGCCCTCGAAGGTGATGACTTCGATGCCTTGATGAAGGCTAGTGGTCAGGACGATGGTGCAAGCAGTTCGAACAGTGGGGGTCTTCCACGTTTGACTATCAACTACTCAGAGGAAACCGATGATGGTCTGCCTCTGAAGAAGGGCGTCTGGAAAATCTGGAACGGCTCTGCTGTCATGTATGCAGAGACTGTACAGATTCGTGCCTTGTATCGTACTTTCGAGTGGTCTATCTGGGACCAAGAGACTCAGAAGTTTTCGTGCAGGTCAGTTCAGCGCACGTCTATCTTCGACAAGTTTCCTGATACGGAAGGTGGCAACAAGTGTGGTCGCCTATCCAAAAAGGAAGAAAGCGAACTCGCAGGGGATGACCCTCGTGTTCTCTTGAGTCAGTCAGTGACCTGCAATCAGGTTCTTTATGGTGTCATTACGGCAACAGGAACTCTTGCAGACGGAACAGAAACCTCTGTTACGGACATGCCATTCGTGGGCTACTTCAAGCGTTCGGGTTTCCGCCCTGTCAGTGACTTCATCAAGCAGAAGCTGACGGATAAGAAAATCCTCATGCAGAAGGCAATCATCGAGATGACCACTGAGAAGCACAAGAATGGCGGCGTCATTTTCTGGACACCGAAGCTATCCCTCGTAAAGGAAGTATCGGTCACACAGGAAGACAAAGACCTCTTGAAGTATTTCTTGGAAATGGTCAACACCTACAATGAAGGGGTGATGGAACAGTACCGCACCTCTGCCAAGATGCTGATGGATGATGAAGATGTAGACCTCGCCGAAAGACTGGCTGGGTAGTCATGCTTCAACTCTTAGAAGTACAGGACTTCTTGCAAAAAGCAGGACGGGGGGAGCTTGACTCCTCCCGACTCGAACCTCTCATAGAAAAGTTCGGAGAGGATTGCAAGGATGCCTTACGCAAACAACTCAGTCGTCGAGGCGACTATCGCATTCGTATGTCAGGTCTAGGACGCCCCCTATGCCAACAACAGTTGGAAAAGGCAGGCAACGTCCAAGATGTGGCATACAACGATGTGATGCGTTTCCTTATCGGTGACCTCGTCGAGGCCGTTGCTGTCTTCACCCTGAAGGGAGCAGGCGTTCGCGTCGTCAAGGAACAGGAACAGTGTAGCCTCGAACTCGCAGGTGAAACCATCAACGGAACCTTAGACATCGTCCTCGAAGATGAGGAAGGTGAGAAGGTTTGGGATATCAAATCTGCAAGCCCATGGTCTTATGAGAATAAGTTCTCAGGGCGTGGTGGCTACGAAGCCATCAAAGAAGACGATGCGTTCGGATATATCATGCAGGGGTATCTCTATTCTGAGTCACAGGGTAAGCCCTTCGGCGGGTGGATAGCCATCAATAAGTCGTCCGGAGAGTGGGACTTTGTGCCTGCACCTCGCGAACAAGAAGAGGACAGGAAAGCCTATCTTTCTGATGCAGAGAAGCGAGTGAAGCATCTTATCAACGACGGCAAGTTCAAAGTGCCGTTCGAAGCCGCAGATGAAGCGTACACGGAGAAAGGTGTTCGCATCGAGACAGGGAACAAGCTTATGCCGAAGACCTGTTCATTCTGCTCATTCAAGGAGAAGTGTTGGAAGGGTGCTGTGTTTCATCCGAAGGTAACTTCTCGTGCTAAGTTCAAGCCATCTACTTGGTACACGAAGCTTGTGAAGACGGAGCTGTGATATGCCGCTCATCTACACAACTCGTTACCCTTTAGAACTCATGGACATGAACCCCCATATCAAGTTTGTGTATATGGAGTCCCACTTGGGAACAGGTGGTGGTAGGGATACCGTCAAGGTTCGCAACCTAGAAAAGTCCCTGCCATTGACGCTACGAAACCATTTTGCAGACGACGGATATCTTACAGCAGACACAGAAGCTAGGGATATCCCTGTTATAGAAAATCAGTTTCAAACCATAACCCACCACTTGAGAATGGGAGATATTATATGCCTACCGACGACAGTCATATCAAGCGAAATCACGTCTCTAGAAAAACGCTCCCCAAAAGTAGGAATGTATCTCTCAAAACGTCTGGACAATCTGAAAAACATGTTTCTTCCGAACGGATAAACCGGAGGATTAGGTTTCGTTCGAAGTTCGAGGTTAGCGTTGCCAAGTCTCTGGCAGACCGTGGCATCAAGTTCGAATACGAGTCAGAGAAGATTGTGTTCGTTCCTAAGCCGCGAACATACACTCCAGACTTCTACCTTCCCCACAACGACATCTACATCGAAGCCAAGGGACACTTGGATAAGGGCGACCGAGTCAAGATGGTTCTTGTAAAGGAACAGAACCCTCACTTGGATATTCGGTTCGTGTTTCTCAATGCGCGAAATAAGATTTATAAGGGCAGTAAGACAACCTACGGAGACTGGGCTACTCGTCACGGTTTTGAGTGGGCAGAGAAAAGCATACCAGAGGAGTGGCTAAAATGAGTGACGATGACGACATCTTCGAAAAACTTTTCGAACTGAACCAACAACTAGAGAAGAACTCTCTCCTTCCTGACCGCTACTACATAATCCTCAACGAGGTAGATGATGAGAGCGTGTCTATGGCTGTGTACGATACGACAGACCAAAACCATGATACCAATGAAATATCAGCAGCACAGGTTTTGACTCTTGGTCTTTTGGAGATTATGGAATCTGACTTCGAAAAAGTTATGGAAGCCGGAATGTTTCGCTTATCTATGCTTGACTTCGATTCGAAAACTGCTAAGATAACCGACAGGTCTTTAGGAGACAACGTCGTTAAAGTAGATTTTGGAAAGAAGCACTAGGATGACAGACTACAACAGAATTATAAAAGAGATTGAGGAGAGGAAAAAACAATCCTCTATTCAGTCGGATATGGTGAACAACCCACCGCACTACAATCAGGCAGGTATAGAGTGCCTCGATGCTATTCGCGCCGCAACCAATGAAGGTTACGAGTATTACCTTCAGGGAAACATACTCAAATACCTGTGGCGGTATCGCTACAAGAATGGTGTGGAAGACTTGAACAAAGCCCAGTTTTATCTTCAACGTCTTATTGAAGAGGTGGAGTGATGCAGTGTTGGCATTGTAATGGCGAACTGATTTGGTGTGCCGACCACGACGTCGACCACGAGTTCACGAACTACGCCATGTTGACAGAGTTGCACTGTCCCAAGTGCGAGAGTGATTACGAGATTTACTATCCAAAGAAAAAGGAAGACAATGACAGAATACATCTGTAAGCATTGTCGTAACATCCAGTATGTAAGTAAAAGGATGTTCGAATACGCCCACAGGGTTTTGTGTCGCGTGTGTTCGAACGAAATAAACCCACAAGACACGCAGGAGAAAAAAGATGTCTAATACGCTACCTACCCCCTACCAACAATTCATTCACAAGTCACGCTACGCTCGTTGGCTAGATGAGGAGTCTCGCCGTGAAGACTGGCACGAGACTGTCGAACGCTATGTTGACTACATGGTTAGTCACGTTCGTGAAAAGAATGCGTATGAGATGCCTGACCAGTTACGCCGCGAACTCACACAGGCTATTATCAACCTAGATGTTATGCCTTCTATGAGGGCTATGATGACCGCAGGGCCAGCCTTAGCTCGTGATAATATCTGTGGGTACAACTGTTCATACATTCCCGTAGACAGCCCTCGTTCGTTCGATGAGGCCATGTATATTTTGATGTGTGGCACAGGGGTAGGTTTTAGTGTTGAGCGTGAGAACGTCGATAAGTTGCCTGTCATCAGTGAGAACTTCAGCAAGTCAGATATTGTTATCAACGTTGCCGACAGCAAGATTGGGTGGGCAAAGGCATTTCGCGAACTGGTTGCGCTTCTCTACGCAGGTACGATACCTTCGTGGGATGTCAGTGGGATTCGCCCTGCAGGTTCGCGGCTGAAGACTATGGGTGGACGAGCATCCGGACCACAACCATTGGTTGACCTGTTCAACTTCGCTGTTGGGATGTTCAAGAAGGCGGCAGGACGTCGCCTCTATCCTATCGAAGCCCACGACTTGATGTGTAAGGTTGGTGAGGTTGTCGTCGTCGGTGGAGTTCGCCGCTCTGCCTTGATATCCCTGTCAAACCTTAACGATGACCAAATGGCACACGCCAAAGCAGGTATGTGGTGGGAGAATGAGGGGCAACGTGCGTTGGCGAACAACTCTGTTGCCTACAAGTCCAAGCCTGAAATCGGAACCTTCATGCGTGAGTGGGTGTCCCTCTACGACAGTAAGTCTGGTGAGCGAGGCATGTTCAATCGTGAAGCGGCAGACAAGCAAGTTGCTCGTAACGGGCGTAGGGAAACAGGACACGCTTGGGGAACGAACCCCTGCTCCGAAATCATTCTTCGTCCCTACCAGTTCTGCAACCTGTCAGAGGTTGTGGTTCGCTCACACGATACCCTGAATGACCTGAAGCGGAAGGTTCGCCTCGCAACCATCTTGGGAACCTTACAATCAACCTTGACCGATTTCAAATACTTGAGGAAGATATGGAAAGACAACACAGAAGAAGAACGCTTGTTGGGCGTGTCCTTGACTGGTATCATGGACCACAACGTCCTAGCCGGAATGACAGACAGCCGAGCATGGCTCACCGAAATGAAGCAGATAGCCATCGACACAAACTTGGAGCTTGCCCAGACGCTTGGAATCCCACAGAGCAGTGCAATCACTTGTGTAAAGCCGTCGGGTACTGTATCACAACTGGTAGACAGTGCAAGTGGGATTCACGCTAGGCACAACGACTACTACATCCGAACAGTTCGCGGCGATAACAAAGACCCGTTGACCCAGTTCCTTATCAACGAGGGTGTCCACAACGAACGGGACGTCATGAAACCGGATGCGACGACAGTCTTTTCGTTTGCGATGAAGAGTCCGGACAACGCTGTCCTTCGTGATGACAGGACTGCTATCGAACAGTTAGAGTTGTGGAAGCTCTACGCGAACTATTGGTGCGAACACAAACCATCAATCACAGTGTCCGTAAAGGAACACGAGTGGATGGAAGTCGGGGCGTGGGTATATGATAACTTCGATGTTTCATCGGGAGTGTCGTTCCTTCCGTTCAGTGACCACACCTATCAACAAGCCCCCTATCAGGACATCGAACCTGACGACTACCACGATTGGCAGAAGTCTTACGAACACGTGGTCTTGGATTGGAACAAGCTGACTGACTTTGAGAAGGAAGATAACACCAGTGGTTCACGGGAGTTAGCTTGCACAGCAGGTGTCTGTGAAGTTGTTGACTTGACAGCCGCATGAGGATTTGACAATGGTAGGCACGATTGATATACAAGAATACATCGAACATGAGGACGGCAGTGCCACCATCACGTTTGATTGCGACGTCAAGACACGGGAACTCCTTGTTGGTCTAGGTCTCGTGTCCCTTCTTGAGAAGGCAGTAAACGAAAAGGATGGATACGACGTAGCCAACCCAAATCAACTGGAGTTAGACCTGTGAAGAATCTTGAACCATCAGTAGCGAACCGCAAGAAGTTTGACCTCGACCTCGCCTACGGTAAAGTTCGCGAACAGAAGGTTGCAGACATGCTTACGGACAAAAAAATAGAGGTCAAATCTGAACGTGACCTCTGGACAAAGACTGGCAACATTGCCATCGAATATGAATGTTATGGTAAGCCTAGCGGCATTACAAGCACAGATGCGGACTATTGGTTCCACAATCTATGTATCGGAGACGAGACGTTCGCAACCCTCGTCTTCGATGTTCCTTCCCTACGCCGTATCATCGAAAACCTAGACTACAAACGTAGTGTTAGCGGCGGAGATAACAACGCTTCACGAATGTACCTTCTGAGTCTTCAGAAGCTTTTCTCAACCGATGTAATAAAGGCGTATAAAGATGGCAAAGAGACCACGTAAAGCAACCCTGTTCGACCTTCATGTGTTTATGAACGACAGGGGAGATATCGAGATAGAGACGTCACGGGTTGACCCTGATGAGTTCGCGGCTGTCGTAGACCGGGATATGCCCTACTACGAAGCGACACACGCCGTGGCAAGCCTCATCAGGTTCCTCAATGAAATGGGGGATGAAATCCGCGAACGTGCGAGACGCTACGTCTAGGACATCATACCTTTCTTCATCTTGCCACCGTACATCATGCCGGACATGCCCATCTTGTCCTTGCGGTCCATCATGGGGTTCGATGACATTGCCATGCCGCCACCGTACATAGGTTTGCGAACCATCGAGCCGTAAGCGTAGCCCTTGCGGTTTTTGTTCTTCATCTTCATTGTTGGGGTTCCTCTTCTGTACCTATTAAGTTTAATGCTTGACCAGCGGTTTCAAGTCCGGATGTAACGGATGATGCTAGACCATCCGACTCTCCAGTCAACGTCAGTTCGTTTACTTCGGGACCTAGTTCTTTGAATAAAAAGTTTTTTGCTATCACATCAAAGGTGAACATGTCTGTAGGAGATAGTAGTTCCGGAGTGTTAGCATAGAGTGAAAGAATTCTAGCAGCCTCTTTATCCTGAAGAGCCAACTTCATCAGTTCGATTTTTCCAGACCTCGATGCAACGAACAGGTATTCTGTTGCAACGTAAGGAGCACTAACAACACCTCTTGCTAGACCATAGGCACGACTTATTATGCTACTAAATCTATACCCTGTGGTTGCATCACCTACAATATTTTTTGCTGGTATAGCATAAGACGAGTCGTTGACGTGTCTGACAATGTCTTCGACGAATGATATATGGTCTTCATCCATTCCGATTTTTTTCAAAGCATCTCTAGTTCCCGGCTCTTCAAGCTTGGCTAACAACTCTTGAGGACTGAGGAATGTTTTTGGAACCGCACCTTCTAAACCTTCCTTAGTAACCTGTGAGACTTTTCCTCGAACAGGAGAGAGTCCTCCGGCTTCAAACAGACCTTCGATTGTGTACTGAGTTGTGATGTCTTTCCACATCTGATTTCTAGCAGCACTATCGAGACCTGCAGCTTCTGCAACTTTATCAAACCTTAATTTCAGAACATCGAGAGAACCACCCTCTGAACTAAAAATGTAGTTATCGACGAAGTTCTTTCCGGTCATGTTTCCAAGAATTTCTTGGGTAAGTTTTAATTCGAGTTGTGCATCCTCTGTCAACTTAGCTATGTCTCTAGTTTGCTCTGCCCTGTAAGTCTGGAAATCTTGCTTTAAGACTTCCCATGCTTTGGCAACTTCCGGACTTTCTTTGATAGCTTCTGCCATCGTATCCCGTGCGATTATTGCTTCACCTAAATTTACTAAAGGAACTTCAAATTGTCCCTCTGCTGTTTTTATGGTTACCAACATGTTCGATTCGAGTTCGTCAACTTTGTCAATCAGTTCAGGGTTTATGTTTTTGTTTATCCTAGCAGGACCATAAACATTTCGTGACTCGGTATAGTTTTTCAAGAAGTCTTTTCCAAACTTCTCGTAGATAATCTCTGTAAGGATGTCTTGAGCATCTTCAAAGTTGCTTATACCTTCATCCGTTGTCAAATCGAACATATACCGTCCTGTCGGATTTTTTTCATCGACAACAAAATCTCCGAACGTGTATTCAAAGTTTTGAACAGCATTCTGTAGGCTTGCTGGTCTATAGGAAGGGTTAGGAGCTACAGACAAACCCAAGGCTGCTTGAGACGTTATATCGTTAAATATCTCAGAGGGAGGTTTGGAGTACACCGAACGCAACCCTGTCGTTCCTAAACCTTCTCCTTGACGAACAAGATTTCTATTAGTAGCTTTTTGAAGCCTGTCAATGTACAGGCCTTTTGTTTGTGGCGTTCCCACTTCTAGTTCGTACTTTCGGCGAGTATCGACAGCCATATCGTTATATTCTTTGTAGTTACTTTCTAGATGTAGGTCTAAGTCATCAACAAACTTACCAAACACACGTGCGTTTTCTAAATCCCCAGAATTCGCATAAGAGGCTGCCGTTCTGACGAAAGCTCTTCTTAACAGTTCTAAGTCGTACGGGTCAGCAATTACAAACGGGTTGAAGTTCGGGTCGTGCTGAGTCAGGTATAGGCTAAACTCTAAGTCTGACATGCGTTTTACTTTTTGAACTTCTTCTGCAGGTATGCCTGAATTTATCAAATTATCTCTAATCGCATCGAGATGTCCGGGAGGAAACTGATTGACTAGGATGTTGTCTACGGCTTGTCTAGCATGTACGCCGTCTCTGCCCAAGAACAATTCAGATTCAGGCCCGAAGAAACGCCTAAGTCCAGTAGTTCTGTCCTGTCCTTCTACTAGCATTTCTACAACCGGAAGAATATCAACTTCCCCGTAGTCAGCCGCGAACTCTTTGAACGGTTGATAAATCTCATCGCCTCTCAGCCGGATTGCAGCAACACGTCCTGCAACATATGTTTCAGTGGCATTGTCAACAGCCTGCCCATGCCCTGTCGTGTTTCGCAGACCTCTAGCTGTAGCCGTAGACAATCTAATCTTATTACGAACCTGTTTGTTTTGATTTGCAATGTCTTCAAGTTCATTGTAAGGTTCGCCGAGTGACCTCTTTACTGTTTTTCTATAACTACGAAAAGCAGCCATAGTCTGGGCGTCAGGAAGTTTAGAATCGTCTAAGGTACTTGTGAAAACTTCGATGTCATCTAGAGCTTTGAGTTGTTGACGGTTTACTTCGTTTATCTCTTTCTGAAGATTGACTATGCCTTGCCGCCTCATCTCTACGAACTCAGCAGTTCTTCTTCTGGCTCCGGGGTCGGATATGTTTCCGATGCGTTGCTCTATCTCATCGAGAGTTCTACTAACTATGAGATATTCTTTTTCGAATGACTGCAGGTCTCGTTCCATAAAATCTAAATCGTACTTGCTTAAAGTTTCTAAGCTGATTTTCTTACGGTTCAATTCTCCGGCGGCTGCTAAAGAAAGCAAACCAGCAGTGTGAGAATAATCTCTGTAGACCAGCTCGGCAATCTCATCTTGAATTTCAACAGGAAATCTACTGATAATTTGCTTGGTAGATTTTTCTACATCAGCCATAGCTCTCAGATGCTGGTCTCTGTATTCAGGAGGAAGCTTCTTAAAGAAGGTTAGAACATTTCTAACTGAAGCTGCTTCTTCTTTAGTGAGTGGACGCCCTATAGACATTTCATAGTTTCGAATAGTCTTATCAACAAGGATATCCCCTGCAACAGGAATTGAACCGAGTATGTCGCCCAGCATAGGCATTATCGGACGAACAGTATCAGCCATCCCTCTAGATGTACTTAAAACTTTATTTCCGGCTCGTAGGGTTGCAAAGCCTATTTTATAACCACCCAGAGACATAGCAATGTTAGAAAAGGCTTCGCTGGTATCCTTATCCTCTGAAAACAAATTAGATTGTCTTCCAATGACAGTACCAATACCAATCATAAGCCCTTCGGTTGTAGTCTTTGTTGTATAAGGGGCAAACTTTCCTCTGAGGATGACATTATATCTTTGGTTCTGAATCTGTTTGAGTTCGGCTTTAAGTTCGCGGCGTATTTGATATACAGGCTTCTTTCCTGTTCCTGTAACTTCTCCAACACTGTTATAAATATTGACGGTTTTTATATCGTTGTCTCGAAGCCCACGCTTTTCTAGGTTTTCAAGCTCTTGATAGATTGCGGAGCGACGATTATCTAGATATCTAAGCTCTCTGTTAGTACGAGTCTGTATGAGGCCGATGTTGACTAGTGCAGTATCTGCTTTGTTCCTACTTTCAAAACTACGAACCTTTTCTAATACCTGTTTTGGGTCGTCCGTATCTTTGAGAAGGTTCTTGTACTTAGAACTTTTCTTCAAAGCGTTGGCTTCCTGAACAGTTTTGACACCAGCAGCAGTTCCCAAGCTTCCCATAGAAAACGCATAGATAAGTTCTTCACCTACAATTACCCCAGCTTGTTGCCAAGGGGTTAAACTATCGAAGGTGATGCTTGCCATTTCGTAGGCTGTGTTTTCATTTACGAACTCATTTAAGATTTTGTTACCATTGCTATCAAGAATAAAAGTACCATCGGGATTCTTCATGTAGGCAAGATTTTCGTATTCCTCACCCTCGTATTCTTTTTTGAGAAGGAAATGAATGTGTTCGTTGTAGTATTGGGCTAGAGTTGCACCGGATATGTTCTTTGCAAGTTCGCGAACACTTAGGGATTGTTCTAACCTCTTCATAGTCCAATCGAAAATTTTCTGCGCCCGTTCTTCGTCGGTGAGGTCAGGGTCTGCCATCAATCCTTGCATTAATACTTCGCGAGAAACAGCAGGTTCGCGAAGAGCTGCATATTCGGCCTTGAAGGCAGGGTCTCCCGGAAGTTGCCCACTTTCATACATTGCCCGTATTCCAGCAGGAAGAACTTGCGTGAAGAAATCTGGAACAGCAGGCAGGAAGCGTCCGGCTTCGGCAAGCCTTTGCCCCAGTTCGTATTGAGTATCCCCTAAGATTATGTTTTCGGCTACGAGCTGTTGAACTTCTGTAGGAAGGTTTAGGGCATCTAGCTGATTTACGATAAGCTGACGAGCCTTCAAGTTTCTTTTCAAACGGTTGCGAAGCCTGTTAGGGTAGGTTCCTGATGCACTTAAGTCGAACTCGCCTGTAGCAGTTTCGAAGGGAAGTACAACCCCCTGCTCTCCTTCTTCAGGCTGGTAGGCCGACCACATCCCGAATAGGTTGACGCGAGTTTCGTCGTCCATATCCTGTGCTATGTAGGCTGGGATAGGTTCGTTTCCGAGCATCTGAAACTCTTTACCTTCTGGATTTGAGTCAGACTTAAAGTTGCTTATCCACTGCCCAAAAGTTTGTTTGACGGGTGGAGCAGCCTTTCGGCGGTCGATATCTGCCAGCTCTAAAGCACGAGTAGGACTCTGCGCGAACTCTTGAGGAGTCAGCCGAGGGCGAGTAGCAACGGCAGGCTTTTCCTCAGGAACTTCTGGAGCCGGAGGAGTTGGCTCTTCAGCAGTAGGAGGAGGAGGAGGTGTAGGTTCTTCCGTTACAACTACCGGAGATTCGGTAGTAGTTTCGTCAGGGTTTTGTTCGTCCGGATTTTGTTGAAGTTCAGCCATAGGGTCAACTCTACATAGTTGTCAGATTGATTATAGAAGCTTTTTCCTGTTCAGTTACAGGTCTGTATGTCTTAGTTTCTGGGTCCATTGTGTACCACCCTGCAGGATAATTCGGAAGTGTTTTTGGTAGATAGACAGCCTCGAACGCAGGAGTATCTTGAAAAGTAGGTACTTTCGTAACAGTTTTAACAGCATCTATTGGAAATGAAACAACGTCTGGAGAAGATACATCTTCCTGTACTGAAGCCTTAGGGGGTTCATATGTCCGACGCTTGAAGTCTGCCAAAATTGCATCTGCTTGAATTCGACGAGCAGTAGTAGCAGTTAAGGTTATGTTCTTACGAAGGTCAGTTCCTATTTGTTGTTTAACTTTGATGTCTCTGACAAATTGATTTCGAACCGTGTTGAGAGCTACTAGTATCTGTTTTTTAGTTCCTAGCTTCGTCGCACCTAATCTACGTAGCTGAATCTCAAAATCTTGGTTAGATAGACGTCCTGCTGGGTCTATTGCACGAGCCATATCAGCAGCAAGCGTCAAGCGTAGAACGTCTGCTTCTGTCATCGCTTCTAAGTTGATGCCTAGGTCCATATCTTCGTTTACCCTCTCAACAACTTGCATAAGACTTTCTTCAGTTGTGCCGTCTTCAGTTTTGAGACCACTACCAATATCGGCCTGTGTGCCAAAGTAACTATTGATACCCTTGCCTATCTGGGAAACTTGGTCTCCGATACCTTCCATAGTACCAAAAAGATAACGAACCCAACCTGTATATTCTAGCTCTCCTTCCTCGATAGCAATGAGGCGGTCTAGGTTACTCACAGCACGTTCAGTAGCTTCTACGCCGTTCATAAAGTCTTGTTCATCTTTTATGCCATATATCTCCATGGCGTATTCTTTGATGGTGACTTTAGGAGTATACATTTCTCCTTTGTTTTTGCTAAATACTACGTTTGTGTTGCTTTTTCTGAAGAAAGAAGAGTCGACAGGAAGCAGGGCTGCTAGAGCCATCGTCTGTCGGTTCAAGTCTGGCCCTGCAGTAAAGTTCACAACGTATAGCATCTCCTTCAATTCTTCATTAGTTGCAGACTTTTCTCCACGCATTAAGCTCCCGTAACCCATGTTTTCGAACTGTACTGCCAACTCAAGATGTTTATTTTGGCGGAGAATGTATGCTTCTTTAGACTCGTTTTCTTCGCGTTCTAGACTAGCATCGAAGTACATGAAGTTCGCAAGATATTCATCTACACTATTAAATCCGGTTCGTGACGCGATATTCGTCAATCCGTTTTTTAAAGCTATAGGAACAACTAGCGAAACTGTTGTTTTTTCAGAATCTGGTTCGAGATTTTTAAAAGGAACTACCAAAACAGCTTCTGTATCCGGGTCAAATACGATGTTTTCTTCTTGAATTGCGGCTTGAGTTTGAGCTTCGTAGTCCGGAGTCATGTTGAGTTCTTTAGAAAGACTGTATAAAACGGGGTGGTTCTGTTCAAAATCATATTCATAAATTGTAGCACCTTCATACCCCGCCACTTTTTGGTTCTTAGTATAAAGTCTAGATGCAAAATCTTCGAGCTGTCCCATGTCAGCCATAAACTGGGTTCGTGCTGTGGGATTATTCTGTAAGAAAGATTGAATAACTCCCGGATTAGTTTGCGCGAAAGAGTTTATGTCATCTAGCTGTCCTGTGTAAAAATCAACTTTAGAGGGGTCGTACTCTTTTGAAAACGGAATGAATAAACTCTGCCCCTGTTCTCCATAGAGAGTATAGCCGGGCTTATCCGCTTGGTCCATAGCATTGGACAGGTCGTAAAGGTTTTCTATCCCTGTAT